ACAATTTTGTGTTAGTGTATATGATTTGTTTGTTGAACCTTCTTGTAAAAGATTTAGTGTTGTTGGATAACTTCCTTGTAATGTAATTTGTGCATTGTGACTTCCTGAGCCTTTCTGCATAATACTACTATCTGAACCTGTTGCACTTCCATAGAAATAAGTGTGTGCATAGTGTGAACCACTACCCGACTGATGTATTTCGTGGTCTACTGAATTTGAGTGAACGTCTATGTTATGTGTATGTGTTCCACTTTGGTATACATCTACTGTGTTACTGTTTCCCCATATGTGTCTACCATATGTTGCACCACCACTTTGTTCTACGTTTTCAGTATTGTTAGTCCCGTCTACGTCACCACCCCAAGACTTTCCTGGCCCCCAGTAAGAGACCCAAGAAATAGAGTTTCCATTTCCTGTTTGTAATAGATTGAATGTGTTTCCACTATGTGCAAATGTAAACTTAATTTCATTATCATAACCTTTTTGTGTTATGTTAAGGTCTACATCTCCACTTGCAACCTGCTCAACATGGACATGATTTTCGTCTGCCCATGTCGGCAAGCTTATCAATAAAGTTAATAATAAAAATTTTTTCATAATTCTTCAAATTCTCTTATTAGAATAACCATTGAAATAATAAACATAAGATAACTCCCTCTGCAAATGCTATCCACAACATGTGGTAGTCATCCAATTGCAGAGCCTTCTGAAATCCAAATAATTGAGTTTCATGCCAGTCTCGGAATTTTTCTAATAGGTTCATAGATTCTCCTAGTTTGTTTGCGTGATGGTAATATTTAAAGACGAACCATCACCCACCCTTATTGATGACTCTTTTTCGTCTGTTACGGTTCTAATACTTGCTTGTGCAAACATGGGAATCTTGATTGAAATAATTCCATTCACTTCCCTGTAGAACCATATTTGACCAAGACCCTTATCTACAATTGTATTGTATTGAGTGTCTTTGTCAAACCCCGAGGTCGTTCCTTCTATTCGAACCGACCCAAAAGCTGCACGTTCTCTATCGATACCAACCTTACGGTCAATCTCTAAGACAACGTCTAGTAAATCTTGCAAGAAATCGATATCTAATAAGTCTCTATCGAGTTCTGTATATTCTAGTTCATCATCTTCGAAGTAATCTTCCTCTAAGTCGTTAAACTCTAGGAAGTCTACATCAAGAATGTTACTACTATCATTCTCTGAACTACTTTCTTCTGCAACTTGGTCTTGCACCTCTTCGGGTGGGGACACAATGAAGTAGTTGTCAATTAGACTGGGTGTAATCCCATTTACTACAACTGGTTTTGTAGGTGAATCATCATAAGTCGAAACCATCGTTGTCTGATATGCTTCATTCATAGTCACCGAACCACCAGCATTACTTACTACAATTTCTCCCGAGGGCCCACCCCATTTATCGGGGAGCAGAATTATCAATGACCTTCCGATTTCATCAATACTAGTTGTGAAATCTGTGCCTCTAACTGTTATCTGTGCAGTAGGTGTAGTTATATTTATGTTCGCTTTGTTTATTTTACCACCAAAACCCGAAGCAAATCGAGCGGTGCCTTGTGCCATTCTTATGGCCATCTTGGACTTGGATGGGTCGGGGTCATAGTAAACCTCGTCTATCCAAACCTTGGAGTGTTCTGTTAAATCCAATTCCTCGTCTCCAAGGAACTGAATTTTCATTCTCCCATTTTGTGTTTGTGCTGTATCATACATTAGCACTTCGGGTAGATATGACGCTGAGATGACGGTGTTCTCACCGTCCCTCTGCAACCCAGCGTATCCTGTTTGTTCTGTAATCTCACCTATTGGTTCACCTTGAAGTGAACCAATAAGTAAAAGATTAATCGTTAGAGTCTTGCTGAACGATGTCAATATCTGCATTAGAAGTCACGAAAGTTACATCGATAATACCACTACATGATTGACCAGTTGGACAACCAGCATCTGAACCCGATTTCTGAATGATGTCTATATCATTACTTGAACCAGTTAAGATTGCTGTGATTTTATTATCGGTTGCATCTGATTGATTGGTGTTAATGTCATTCGATGAACCTGTAACAGTCCAATTCCAAACAGCATTGTCACTATCTATCTTAGTAGTGAATACGTTTGAGTCACCAGTAAGTGCTAAATCCCAGTTAAGATATTCTGCAGATGCATCATATCCGACATCAATATCGAATGTGTTTGAATCACCTGTAACAGTTCCTAACATATTTAAGTTATCTGCACTACCAACATATCCTACGTTCCAGTCCATGACATTTGAATCACCAGTGAAGGTAAGGTTTATAGTTGCTGAGTCAGCAATCATAGGCCCGTATAGTTTGTTATTGTCTCCAAATTGGACAAGTGTAAACGTATTAGATGCACCAGTTAAAACCATATCAGCAGATGTTCCCGAGAAATCATCTAGACCAACTTTGTTTCCATAACCTTTCTGTGTAAAATCTAATACTAAACCAGTACCGCTTTGATTCAACCATATTTCATTGTCGTCTGCTCCAGCAAATGCTGTAGTAGAAAACCCTAATGTTAAACATAATGTAATGAATAATTTATTCTTCATTTTGTTTATCCTCTATTTGATGTAATTCGTTTCTCCCATGTGTTCCATGAGGATGACGATGTCCATCTTTAATTACCCAAAAACCTCTATCGTGTCCTTGGTATATTAGTTCTAAGACAGCAAGCTCAATTGCAGAACGAGTTGCTTTCGTAACTCCTTCATTCGCTGCTATACCGTCTTCCATTTCCACTAACTTCGTATCCATATCCACGAAGCGGAATACATCATAACCACCACCTGTACTTAAAATCGTCTTTGTAGTCTGTACATTGAGTAAAATTTCACCAGTTAAAGTTGATATTCCCCTCAACGATACTGTGACAACATCTCTACGATAGGAAACACTTGAACCAATACCTAAGTATCTTGCGCCTCGTCCACCACTTTCAATGTTTGTATCATAACCAATTATCCCACCGTCAAGTAGGATACCAGCAAACAAGAGAGGTTGAATGCCTGTTGGAGCATCCTCATTACCTTCCTGTCTTGCAAAGTCTTCTCTAGTAGAACGAATGATTTGTCTCTCTCTTACAAGTGCGTCTAAACTTGTACGTTCCACTACTCTAAACCATTTACCTTTTCCAGCAGTCTTAAGTGCATCAATTAAAAATGATTCTGCACCTTGTGTGACTGCAGTAGAGAATGATGCGATGTTATCCATTCTCTTCCTTTGTCCTGTCTTATCTAAGAACCCATACACTGCAACTACTGGCATATTGTCAGCAGGTGGTAAGTCTGCAAGTTCTTGATACGTAGGTATATTTACTACTTCTGCCATTTCGACACATTCACCTACTCGTTCCATAACCAATGATGTACAGGAATCCGTCATGCTTGGTATAGCAGCACACCCGCTGATGAGCAAGACCAGTAGTCCCACCATCCATAAATTCTTCACTTAAAAGCTCCCAGTGCCTATTGGTATATCCAATGTTGTTGTCGTTCCATCACTTGACACAATAGTCAATCTGATAAATGACACACCATCTTCTCCAACCAACTGTTCATATGTAACCGTATTACCTTCGATAGTGAAGACTCCATACATTGCAGCCTCACCGTTAGAGAACATATTCTCTACTAATTGTTTTGCAAGTTGAGCGTAAATTCTGCTCTCAACATTTCTTAAAAATTTTGCAAGAGTTGTATTCTGTGCTTCTCTATCTGCCTTTGCAATTGCATCTTCAATGTCTTGTCTTATCTTGTCACGTCTTGACTTTTCTTGATTTTCAATGGTAAGATAATGAGCTGATTGTCCTATCCCATTAAAACTAGGACTCTTAAATCCAAATACAATTTCATCTGCATTTGCAGACATACACATCATCATTAAAATTATACTACTTACTATTCTCATTTTTAGCTGCCTCTTTCTTAGCGTTCTCTTTATATTCGAGAACTACGTCTACCTTTTGTTGGAGACGAATCAAATCTTGGTCTAACATTCTTACTTGGTCGATGACTTTGATTAACGCAAAGTGTTGTTTTTCAATCTCGGGTTCTAGCTTCTCGCCTACAAACCACCAAATATAATAGATGAAGTAACCTAAACCAACTGCCATGACAATTGGAAAACCATAATCACTTATTACTGCTACAATACTTTCCATTAGATGAACAATAACCCTAACAGAAATCCTACGTTGAGACCTAATGAACACATAAGAACAAAGTCCCTAGTGAATTTGTATTCAACCATTACTATTTCATTTATCATTAGTCACGTCTCACATCTAGTTTTCCATCTTCAATAAAATTTTCTGCACGTGCTACACGTTCTATATCGGGACGGAGTTCCAATGCAGCGGAAACTAACATGTCAATCTTAATCATTTCATTTGACATGGTTCTTGCACGGTTCTCCAGTGAGTTGCAAAACATTGTTAACGTCTTAATGTCGTCAACTACGCCTTCTAAAATTTGTTTGATGACTATGAAGATAAAAAATCCCATCACAAGGCTCCCTGCAATCGGGGCTCCCACTTCACCTATCAAAACAAATATATCATTCATGCAATTATTTATTCTTTTAGGTTTCTTATACGCCAAAAAAAAGAGACTCTTTCGAGTCTCTTCTTAAGACATCGTAAAGAGTTATTTCAATTGTTCACGAATTTCGTTGATGACTGCAGCCTTTGCGCCAGATTTTTTAACCTTAAGGTTTTTCTTTTCTGCAAGTTCTACCAATTGATTCTTAGTTAATTTTTTTAACTCTGAAACCGTTGGTGCCTTTGGCTTAGATGGTGTAGTCTTCTTAGATACTGAAGATTTTTTCTTCTTACCTTTGACAACGAAAAACACGAATGCAACAGCTAGTATTGCTACTATTACTATTCCGTCCATAATGTTCTCCTAAATTAAATTACTTATCAAGTAATGGGTTCTTGTCTTTTGCTTTACCTATTGCTAGAGCACAGACTTCTATGTATTTATAGCACTTCGCCCAAATAGCATCGTCTTTTGGTGTGTCCGTCATCATTACAATGACTGAACATATAGAAATAATCGCTGGTATTGCTGACATGAATGCCCAAATACTACTTATAAAATCCCACATATGTTTTCTCCGTTAGTTATTAACAGAGGTATTTATCTATTTAGACCCACCAATAGAGTATTTTGTGGTCAATTTCCAGTTAGATTTCTCTTTGTATGGAATAATTTTGATTTGGGACAGGGGTGCAGATGGTTCTACTATCTTAGAAGGGTCAACCAAAGTAACGAGTTTCCATTGTTCTAGAAGCTTACAGATAGTATTTCTTCTACCAATATCAGACTCATCTATGTTTGTAGGTTTACCATCGAGTTTGAATAACTCTTTGAAGTGAGTGATGTAGTAATGACCACGCTTGTGTAAGATATGACAAGATTGGAATAGTTCCTGTTCTCTTCTAGACGCAACACCTATGCGTGATAGTGTTTCCCTTATCTTTAGGAAATCATCTTTCTCGGGGAAGGTTACTTCGACTAATTCTGAAACTATTTTTTCTTGTGCATCATCCATTGTTATTACCACCAGTATTCATTCTGTTCTTCAACTCACGTAATTCTTTATCAGATAAGAGAGTATACAATTCTTTTGCTTCTCTTGTTGACATCTGATAATATTCTTTTACGACATCGAGTTTTTTACTAACATATGGTTTAGACCACTTAGAAAATCTTTGTCGTTTTCGTAAAGTATTTAGGAAAAACACATACTGAAGACGGTTGTCTAGACCGTGGCGACAATTCATTTCGTTAGTAAAGAAAACAGAATCTTGGTGGTAAGACAAAGATTTGTTTATGAGGAATGGTTGATATGCTTTCTCTTCGATATCATCAACCATGATATCAGTTTTATCGGAAGAGACCGATTTAACAAAATCGAATGGATTACGTTTCGACACTTTAAGTGTTTCTTATGTAAGAGTCGAGTAGTGCTTGACCAGTAAGAGCTTCACCAAAGTAAATAATCTCACCGCTTGACTTTATTGTTCTTTGTACGACACCGTTGTTGTATTCAACGTCCAGTACTGAACCATCATTACGTCTAGTGTCGTACCACATTGAAGTGAATGAATGTGCATGGATGGATTTAACACCACTAGCCCATTCTTCAGCTTCTAGTAATAGTCTTTGTCGTTCTACTCTCTCGTTATGTTCTGTCATTTGAACTTACATTCTCCCATGATTTCAGTTAGACAAGCAACAAAGTTTATCTCTGAATCCATTGCAAATGCAGACTTGTATTGATAGTCTGCAATAATTAACACACACGCTGGAATTGATTGGGGCTCCAATTGTAATTCTAACGCATTGAAAACTTTTCTGAATAATGTATTAAAGTCATTATCTGAATTAGTACCAACCCATTTTCTCATGGCTGACCAATTCTTTTCTTTGATGTTATTAATCAAGGGGGTTAACTTCTCTTCGGAGAGAGTTGAAATTAACCCACTATCAATAACACCACTTGCACCGTATCGTTGAATCTCATTGAGGACTCTTCGAAAATCGGGGAAGAATTTCATGATGAGTTCTGCAAGAACTCTTTCATCGGCCTCAATGTTTTCTTGTACACATATTCGTATACATCTATCCAACATCTGCTGTGCAAGTTGTGGTTTTAGTTTTGGTGTAATACCAAAATCGATAACTGTAGTTCTAGAATGTAATGGTGGAATAATCCTATTCTTGTAATTACATGTAAAGATAAATCTACAGTTGGACGAGAACTCTTCTATAAAGTTTCTCAAAGCTGGTTGAACTGAGTCTGCAGAAATGTAATCTGCTTCGTCTAGGATTACGACCTTTGCACCACCCGATAATGAAACCGAAGATGCAAAGTTCTTAATCTTTGTTCTGAGTGTGTCAATCAAACGTCCTTCATCGGAACCATTGATTACTATAAAGTCTGCACCGAGTTCGTTACACAATGCTTTTGCAACTGTCGTTTTACCGACACCTGCTGACCCACACAATAATAGATTAGGTACTTCTCCATTCTTGACAAATTCCTTAAAGGTATCTTTAAGTTCCTTTGGCAGTATCGTCTCTTCAATTGTTTGTGGACGATACTTTTCTACATAGAGAAACTCATTCATAAGAACAAACCCCCCACCGAGTTTGCAGTGCAGTCCACCCAATGATGAGTGAGGACTACTCCCGCGTATATTGCAGAGACTGGCACAATATTCACACTACTATTATATAGGTTATACATTGTATTTGCTATCTGGCTCCAGTGCAATAAAATACTCTAAGTCTACATCTGCATTATTGAAATGAGATATACCTTTTGATGATACTTGAACATCATAGTTACCATCTAGAATCTTAAGATTTTCCATCTTGAAATTCATTTCATAAGAAGTTCCATCTGCTTCAGCTTCTACGATTCTTGAGAATGTATTTGAAGTAGGACTCTTCTTATCTGTGACAATCAATGTCACTGTGATACCATCTGATTTGAGAATCAAATCATTAACACCTAGGACAGCTGCAGCTTTCTTAAGGTCGGTCAATAGAGTTGACGTTACTTTGAAAGTAATCTCTGCCTCTGGCATGGTTATCATTTTTTCGGGTGCAGTTACCATTCCTTCAGCTGCATAGAAATATGACAATGAGGAATTGTTATCTGCCACAGACAATGATGAATCATTGAATTGGAAGTCGGGGTCGTCCATTAAAGACGTTGCACCTAAGAACTCTGGCAAGTTGTATATACTGAAGTCTTGAGGAAAGTCCTCAGCCACAGTTGCAACTGCAAGAATGTTTTTCATATTGGAAATAGTTTCCAGTTTATTGCCTGTTTTGACTCGAATGCCCGAGTTGATTGTAGAGAAGTTCTTTAGAACATCCTTCGTATCATTACTAATTTTCATCACTAGTTAGTCTCCTTATAGGTATCGTGGTTGTACAATGCAAGGAATCCGTAATGGATAACCTTGAGAAGGTCGGCACGATTATATCCATCCTTCTTGCCGTATCGTTGTGCATATTTCATCACGTTACCGATACAAAATCCTTCACCGTGGCCACCATCCATGATAAACTCAGTTGCCTGAAATCTATCTTTGGAATAGTGTTCACCGTATGTCTTATCAATGTAGGAAGAGAACTCCGATAGGAGTTCCTTCTCATTGTATTTGTAGTTTATTTTTACTGACATGTTACTAGTATACTCCTAGTACCCTGTTTCGTCAACAGGGTTTTCTGAAGTTTCTTCAGCTTCAGCATTCAAGTCAACTCCAGCATCAATCTTGGAGTAGAGGTCAAGGATTGAACTCCTAGTCTCTTCATCAAATCTTGAAATACACATTGTGATTGACTTCAACTTGTCATTGAACATTCTGAATGCATTGACAATGTGAACCAACCTTCTAGTCGTGACAACATCATCGATACCACCTTCGTAGTATGTCTTTCTGATTATGTCAGCCCAGTCGACAAGCTTCTCAACGAAGTCTTCATCAACGGCACCAGTCAATTCCATTTCTTTTGCAAGGATTGACTTCTCAGTTTTCACTGGTGGGTATTCTTGTTGCATCGTGATTGCAAATCTTTCCAACATTGCTTCATTCATGATTTGAGTCCCGATGAATTTACCATCGTCTGACCCTTGACCTTTCGTGTTTGCAGTTGCAAGGATTGTGAAACCATCTTTAGGTGAAACCCACTCACCAGTTTTCTTGATTAGGTATCCTTTACCTTCAAGAACTGATTGTAGACACATCAACTTGTTTGAACCCAAGTCAACTTCGTCAAGAAGAAGGACAGCACCT